GAGAATGGCTGTCGTTTCGGTGGGCTGTGCAGCCTGAGTTCTCTGGCCGCATCCTGCGCCTGTTCCGCCGTGGCCACCAAGAGGAGGCCAACATCATCAGCGACCTGCGTGCCATTGGTCTGGATGTGCGCAAGGTGTCGAGCCAGCACAGGGTTGATTTTGGCAGCCATGTCTCGGGTTCGCTAGATGCAATCATCGACTCTGGTGTGCCTGAAGCGCCGAAGACTAAGCACGTTGCCGAGTTCAAGACGCACAGCAAGAAATCGTTTGATGCACTGGTGAAGGATGGCGTGGAGAAGTCGAAGCCCGAGCATTTTGTGCAGATGCAGGTCTACATGGCTGGGACTGGCCTGGACCGTGCGCTGTATCTGGCCGTGTGCAAAGACGATGACCGGATACACACCGAGCGTGTGAAGTTCGACAAGGATGTGGCGCTGCCTGCCATTGCGCGAGGCCAGCGCATTGCCCTGAGTGACAGGATGCCGGAGCCGTTGAGCGCCGATCCAAGCTGGTATCAGTGCAAGTTCTGTGATGGCCACGACCAGTGCTTTGGCAGCAAGACAACAAAGCATGTGAACTGCCGCACTTGCGCGATGGCCACCCCGTTGTCGGACTCGACCTGGCACTGCGCCAAGTGGGACGATGTTATCCCCGTGGATGCCCAGCGCAATGGCTGCGAGGGCCATGTCCTGCACCCTGATCTGGTGCCTTGGCAGCGCAAGGATGGGCCTGACGAATGGACAGCAATTTACGAGATCAATGGCACGACTGTGGCCAATGGCGATCCAGAGCAAGAGGGTGTGTTCAGTTCGCGTGAGCTGCTGGCCAACGCTGGGGCGTGCGCAGACAAGGGCTGGACGCAGTTGCATGACATGCGCAAAGAGTTTAATGGGAGGGTTGTAGCATGAACAAGATTGAATTCGGAGACTGCCGAGACACAATGCGCCGCTGGGCTGCTGCTGGCATCAAGGCGCAGACATGCGTTACCAGCCCACCTTACTACGGGCTGCGCGACTACGGCCATGAAGGGCAGATCGGTCTGGAAGAAACACCAGAGGAATACATCAAGGCAATGGTCGAAGTGTTTCGCTGTGTGTGGGATGTGCTGGAAGATGACGGCACGCTGTGGCTGAATATTGGGGATAGCTACTACAACTACCGGCCTGGCCAAGGTCAACGCCAAGGCAAACAATCAATTGCAAGTCAGAAATTTTCAGAGGTTGAGATTTGCCATAAGCGAGGGTTAAAACTTGACGGGCTAAAAGAAAAAGACCTGATCGGCATACCTTGGATGCTGGCCTTCGCCCTCCGCGCTGATGGCTGGTATCTGCGCCAAGACATCATCTGGCACAAGCCAAACCCTATGCCTGAGAGTGTGCAAGATCGATGCACCAAATCGCATGAGTACATTTTCCTGATGAGCAAGTCGCAGAAATATCACTACGATGCTGATGCGATTAAGGAGGCTTCAGTAGATCCTGAAGGCAGTGCTAACAGATACAAAGCGCCGTTCTTTGCTGGTGAAAAGCATGAAAGCGGCGGTTATTCGGCCACTGGTGCAACCCACACTAAAGGCATCAAAGAGTTTGATGGCAATCGCAACAAGCGCAGTGTCTGGACGGTGACCACCAAGCCTTACGCTGGCGCACACTTTGCCGTCTTCCCATCTGACCTTATTGAGCCTTGCATTCTTGCTGGCGCACCAGTGGGCGGCATTGTCCTTGACCCGTTCATGGGTAGCGGCACAACCGCACAGGTGGCGCAGACCCTTGGGCGGCAGTACTTGGGGTGTGAACTCAATCCAGAGTATGAGGCTCTGCAAAAGAAAAGACTGAGCCAACTGTCGCTGGAGTTGTTTGATGCTCCGTGACTACCAACAACGCACCATCAAACAGCTTTATGCGTGGTTTGAGGCTGGTGGCCGTGGCAACCCTTGCCTGGTGCTGCCGACAGGCTCTGGCAAATCGCACATTGTGGCCGCGCTGTGCAAGGATGCTTTGCAGAACTGGCCCGAGACTCGGGTGCTGATGCTGACCCATGTGAAGGAGCTGATCGAGCAGAACGCCGAGAAGATGCGCCAGCACTGGCCTGGCGCTCCGATGGGCATTTACAGCGCCAGCATTGGTCGGCGTGAGTTGGGTGAGCCGATCACGTTTGCCGGCATCCAGTCGGTGCGAAGCAAAGCCCGTGAACTTGGCCACATTGACTTGGTGATCATCGACGAGTGCCACCTTGTCAACCACAAAGACGAGGGCGGCTACCGTGCTTTGCTTGCCGAACTCAAGGCCATCAACCCTGCTTTGCGGGTGGTGGGCTTAACGGCCACACCTTACCGCTTGGGGCATGGATTGATCACTGATAAGCCTGCGCTGTTCGATGCGCTGATTGAGCCTGTCAGCATCGAGGAGCTGATCTACAAGGGCCACCTGTCAACGCTGCGCTCCAAGGTCACCAAGGCGAAGCTGGATGTGACTGGTGTGCATAAGCGTGGCGGTGAGTTCATTGAGTCCGAGCTGCAAGCCGCGGTGGACACGGATGACAAGAATCAGGCTGTGGTGCAAGAGGTGATGGCTTTGGCTGGTGACCGCAGGGCTTGGCTTTTCTTTTGCGCTGGTGTTAAGCACGCCGAGCACATTGCCGAAGCCCTGCGCCAGCAGGGGGTGGCCGCTGCTTGCGTGACAGGGGACACACCAAAGAAGCAGCGCGATGAAATGATCTCCGACTTCAAGGCCGGCAAACTGAAAGCGTTGACCAACGCCAACGTGCTGACGACTGGCTTTGATTACCCTGACATTGATCTGGTGGTGATGCTGCGCCCAACTATGAGCGCCAGTCTTTATGTGCAGATGGCTGGCAGGGGTATGAGGGTCAAGAGCCACACCGATCACTGCCTGGTGCTCGACTTCGCTGGCGTGGTGGCCACACACGGCCCGATCACCAACGTGCAGCCGCCAAAGAAGGGCGGTGACGGCAATGGCGAGGCACCCCTCAAAGTCTGCGAGAACTGCGACGAGTTGGTGCATATCTCGGTGATGGTCTGCCCTGCTTGCGATCATCCATTCCCACCAAGGGAGGCCAAGAAGCTGCAACTGCATGATGACGACATCATGGGGCTGGAAGGCAAGGAGCTTGAGGTGACAAGCTGGGCATGGCGTGAGCACACCAGCAAGGCATCGGGCAAGCAGATGCTGGCTGTGACGTACTACGGGGGCTTGAGTGACCCGGCTGTGACCGAGTATCTGGCCATCACGCACGATGGTTCTGTAGGCCAGTTTGCTGTGCAAAAGCTGATTGCAATTGCAGAGCGTGCCCAAATTGTTACTGGTGGGCTGAATGTTAAGACCATGATTGAGGTGGTGCAAAACATGAACAACGCCACACCTCCAAGCATGATTGAATTTCGCAAGGACGGTAAATTTTTCAAAGTAACGAGAAGGAAATGGGCATGAGACACAGCGAACCCGAGTTCTTAATCCAATGGCGCGAGTGGGACCGTGCAGGCCCACCACGCTGCTGCCACACCTGTGAGCACTACGGCAACGATGGGCAATGCGTTGAGTTCTTTATGCAGCCGCCAGCAGAGTTTGCCGAGGCTGTTGGCGAGTGCCCCAAGTGGGAACGAGAGGTTCCGTTTTGACTGATCGCATACCAACGGAGCATGAGGAGCAGCGCGAGCTTGTGCGCTGGTTTCGCCAGACGCACAGAGGTGTGCGCATCTTTGCTATACCCAACGGGGGCCAGAGAAGCATTGCCGCTGCCACCAGATTGAAGATCGAGGGCGTGTCGGCTGGAGTGCCCGATCTGTTCATCCCTGCCTGGCGCTTGTGGATTGAGATGAAGCGCATCAAGGGTGGCGTGCTCAGTGCCGAGCAGAAGGATTGGCTCAAGTATCTGGAGGAAGTGGGCTATTGTGCTAAAGTGTGCAAGGGTGCTGATGATGCTAAGGAGCAGATCACTGCCTTTTTTAACCAACACAAGGACACGCTATGACCGAGAAAATCAAAGACCGTTACATGACTTTGCGCCTGCCTGCGGATGTGGAGGTGGAGCTGCGGAGGATGGCCGAGGCCAACACCCGCACGCTGGCCGCGCAGATTTTGCACTGCATCAAGCTGGAGCTGGCACGCCAGTTCGCAAGGGATAAAGCATGAAGCGGCCCAAGCGTTACACCATGCTGGACGGGCTGATGGCCAGCCCCACCGAGCCGCTGCCTGTGGAGTCACGCCGCCACCAGTTAACGCGCATGTATGCGGGGCTGGCCGCTATGGAGCAGGGTGAAAACCCCACGACTGACGATTGGCTGGTGGTGTCCGATGCGGTCAACCTTATGGAGACTCTGACCGAGACCATGAAGGTCTGCGAGGACAGTTCTGGCCTGCTGATGGACGCCATCACCGCAATGGCAATGGCAGGTAAGCGCAACCTTGCTGGTAACGCGATCAGGCTGGACGGGGCTGGTATTCAGGCTGTGCGTGCTGTGCTGGAGGACTATGCCGCCTTGTTGGATGTCCTGCCTGCACGCACCATGATTCACTGTCACCGCCTGACCGAGAAACGCATACACGAGATGCTGGACGGGAAGCGCAAACCGCATGATGTGGAGATCACCGATGTAAGGGTTTGTCCCTATAAAATAATTGTGTGAGATTGTGGTTGTTCGTGTGTTATGATTGAGCCATCAACACACCGGAGCCTGAAATGATCGACACACTCAAAGCACTGGCAGACACAGCAACCGCAACCACAGAGCCATCGACTGTGATTAATGGCAAAACTGTTTGCGTAACACTGGTACCAACTTATCGCGGAAGCAAACGCAAGCCTGTGACCATGTGGAAAGTAAACGGCAAGCGAGTAGCAGCCAAAGACTTGATGGCAGCATTGCAAAACTAAACCAACCGGGGCTTCGGCCCCACCTTTTAGGAGAACCCCATGAAGAACAACACAACACCCCGTAACTTTGCAGACTGCACCTGGGTGCAGACCTATGGCCGCCCAGAGCCGCTTTGGGAGCGTGTGGCTGGTTATGCCTTAGCTTTGGCAATTGGTTGCGGCATGGCCGCTTTGCTGGTCGCGTGGTGGTCGTCATGAGCTGCATGAACACCCAAATGATGAACAGCCGCCAGTCTGACGAGGACAGGGCCGAGGCTTTGGAATTTGCCATTGAAGACCGAGCTGCCGAGCTGCTGACGCATGGCGAGGCGTGCGACCCGATGGATGGCTTCAACATCGCCGAGGCGCTGGGCGAGGCAAGCACCAACGTCAAGATGGTGCTGGGCAAGGTGCTGGCCGAGCGCAAATTCGACCAGGTGGGGATTCTGGTGGATAGCGTCACCCGAGAGTATTGGGGCAAAAAGGCCGATGAGATGGCACGGGAGGAACTGGCATGAGGTTTGAGGCGTGGGAAGCGCACAACTTGGCCAAGTTTGCCCAAGACGCCACAGCGCGGCTGCTTGAGCAAGACGAGCTGATCGAGAGTCTGCAAGCGGACTTGAAAGCAGCAATCCGTGCCTATCGGCACTTAGTAATCGAAAGAGCAAATGATGATCTATCCATCCGTACCGAACAAAGAGTTCAAGTGGAGCAGCGGGGCTGACGTTCAGGCCACCTGGCGCAAGTGGGGCTGGACCCCACCGTCAGAGAAGATGCTGCCACCACCGCCAGAGAAGAAGGTTGAGCCGCTGCGGAGGTACAAATGAAGTGCCCTGTCTGTGGGACTTACACCGAGGTCATCGACAGCCGTATGCGCTCTGATGGAGCCCGCCGCCGTCGCTACCTGTGCGCCAACATGCACAGGTTCACAACACTTGAACTTATCTTGCCGGAGAAGAAATGAACAAAGCACAAACGATATTCGAGGCCATCATGCGAAGCAAGGGCCATGTGGAGTTTGCGAAAACCGCCTCGGGCAAGTACAAAGCGCCTTCTACGCAGGTGCGCTGGGCGTATTTCCAAGTGGGCTGGGAGATGCGGGGAGCTTTGCAATGAACGATTGCAAACAACACATGTGGGAGCCTGTTGAGGGCCAACCTTTGTACAAGTGCGCCCGATGCGGTGCTTTTCTGAGGATTATCAAATGAAAGTCCAACCAACAACCAAAGAACTGATCGCAATGTTGTACGAGCGACTGCCGGAGTTGTTTGACCGAGCCGCAGCACAGCCAGCCGTGCCCGATGCGTTTGGAACGCGAGAGGGTGAGCATCCCCAATATGTGCAGGGCTGGAACGATTGCAGAGCAGAGATGCTGAGAGCAAGGGAGAACACATGAACTGCTGCAACGATTTTGGAGACTGCAACCAGGGCCGCAACTGCCCCGTTCGGGTGGCTAAGTACAAACCCGTGATGCGGGCCGCTGACCCGCTGCCGCCAAGCATCTGGCGTCAGCAGCTTCGATACTTAGCTGAGTGGGTGCTGCTTAGCCTTGTCGGCGTGGTGTGGGTAGCTTTTTTGTTGTTGCTATTTTGGAGCGTAACCAAATGAACCCGTTTGACTGGAAAAAAGACCCGCGCCCGAGCATCTTTATGAAGGATGTTTCTTACCGCGCCAAAGGCGTACCCGCCACGACCGACTACAAGGCGTTTGGCATCTTCAGCCGGGCCAAGCCTAGCGTCAAGCCGTCCCTGAATAAGCATGAGCTACCCAAGGGACGGCTGTGAGGCTTAATTTCCCAACATCCCAGTGGCAGACCCAACAGCCGCAGCGCCAGTTAAGAGACCAGTTCTTGGCCGCTGCGCCCTGCGGTTAAGTTCTTGCAAGATTGCAGTTTGCTCAATGGGGTCAACGGTAAACAGACGCTTTTGCAAAGCCTCAGACGTTTCGCCGCTGATTCCCTTTGCTCTTGAAAGCAGTGCCTGACCACCAGCTCGCAACATACTTAATGGGTCACCAGTAGCGGTTGCTTGAGCCAAAGAACCCAAGAGGTTTGCATCACCTTGGACAGACAGGTTTTCTGCTGTGCGTGAGCCGCCAAGGATTCTTTGCTTGGTTGCGCTTTGCTGACCCAAGCCTTTGACGTACTGAGAAAATTCAGTGTAAGAGGCTTGATCTGGGAAAGCATTACGCAGCAAGAGCTTTTGATTTTCAGATTTGAATATCTGTTTGCTGAAATCGCCGCCCTTGAAGTTTCCAAGGCGGTTGTTGACGTCAGCCATAACGCCAAGACGAAACGCCTCTTTTTCATCAGGGTTGAGCTTCTTGATCTTTGATACAGCCTCTGCTGGATCAAGTCGTTGGTAGTCCTCGCCCATCTTAAAAGCGTTTTTTATGCGCTCTGCATCGGCAAACTCTGCATTGGCTTTTTTGTACTCAGGATTGAGCGACTTGATCAAATCATTGAACTCATTCTTGACGCTAGTAACGTCTCTGCCGTAGCCAGACACCTTTTTCGTTAAGCTGTCTGTTTCAGCGTCCACCACACGGTCAAGACCGATCTTGATCTGGTGCAAGATGTCGGTAGGCACAGACTGAGCGTTGCGAATGGCGCTTAAAGGGGGCAGCTCGTTGCCGTACACACCAGCACGCTTTACCGCTTCTTCATAGGCTTTCTGAAAGACTGGCCTTTCCACATACTTCCTGAATGGCGTTGCATCAATAGC